GTCCTATATAACTTTTATCATTTATTTTATTTGTAACCACATAAACTATACCAAAAGGCTTTGACAAAATAAACCTCCTATTGATTCTGTTCTTCTCTTTCTTTCTTTTCTTTTTCTAGCTGCTCTTTAGTTTTATTCTTAACTCTAAGTTCACTGTCAATAGCATATATACGTCTCTTAGCCATTTTATTCCTCCCTGAGATTTGATAATTCTAACTTGAAAGCTTCGAATTCATCTTCACTCATGTTCTTGACTACATCTGATATAGTCAAAGAACTCTTTACTACTTGTTGTGCTTGTGGCTTAGTTTTAGTTTGTTTATCTGTAGTGTTTTTCTTAGCTGGATTCTTCTGTGGTGTCTTTTTAGTATTTGGGTCCGTGCCTTTTGGGCGGCCGGCCGAAGGTGTTCCAGCAGGACCACCCTGTACTGGCTGTTTCATCTTAGCTTGCTGCCATGGAGAACCTATAATACCAAACACACCATCTTCTACTAACTTCATTTCGGTCTGCATGTTTGTAAGTTCATTGTTATAGTCAAAACCAAGAAGCTCAAGAGCAGATTGGTAACTAAGCATTCTACGATCAACAAGTTGAGATATAATATTCATATACATAATTGTGTCTTTTAAGACAGACTCATCCCAACGAATTTTAGGAAACCTATCAAACCCCATTGCTTCAGCAATCTGCTGATACTCCTGGTAAATCCAATTAGTTACCTGACGTCTTGCGTAGTCTATTTCTTCCTGTACGCCTTTGACTATCAACTGCGCACTGGAGGTATTCATGTTCTGAGCTACACCGTCAATGAAGGCTCTAGAAATAGCAAGACCAGCAGTAATATCACTATTAACCTGCTCGTATTTATCAATACCAAGAATAGCACTAATTTCAGGGGAGACTATCTTTTCAATAGCTAGTGTGTGGTTCCAAACAACATCAAATGATTTACTAGGTGTGTTGAACAACTGTGCTACTGCATTTAATTCATCTTGTGACGTGGCAGGGAACTCATCATTACCGATAGTTATCTTTAAGATATAATTAGTAATACCATCAAGAGTACTTAGATCTGCTTCTTTCAGGTTACGTTTATATTCAAACGCATCAAAAAGTCTAAGACTTCTCGGGCGAGGATATCTCTCGTATGGTTGTTTTCTATAAGTAACAATACCAACCTTATCTTCTTCCAGAGGATACAGTGTGCCTTTTTCTACGGCGTTCTTAAAATCGGATGGAAGATTTTTAATAAGTTCTTTTTCTGCTTCAGTGAGTTCTGAGGTTTTTTTCTTAAGAAGATCTTGGAGTTCTTTTGGAGGTTGTAAACTAATTCTTGTATTGTTAAAAAGTAAGTTACCTTCTATTGTAATTAATTGTGGGTTGAGTACTGTATATGCTACAGGTATATAACCTTTTGACCATGTCTTTTTCTTGGCCGCCGATTCACCTCTTTCAACACTGGCTTTTTTCATCTTCTTACCAGGAACAGGTGAAAGATAGGAAATTCTTGGTTCATATTTAGATAGTACTTTATATGTAACTACCTGGCCTACCTTGAAGAAATCTAAGAAGATCCACTCTAATACCTGATGAAGACCTACGTCAAATGCCCAAACATCGAAAAAGTTTTTTATATTAGCATCATCAATATCATGCTCAAATCCCTTATTCGATACACTGGATAAGAAGTTAATTGTAGGCCCCAACATTGGGTCTGTATGATAATACCTAATAGCTTTCTCGAACGAAACCTTTGGGTCTTCGGTGTAAGGGTCTTTCTTAGCAAGATCTAGAAGTGTTCTGTCAATAAGATCTCTAGTAATAACTGCTGCGTTGCTAGTTCTAATTTTTGGAATTACTCCACCTGTCTCTAAAAAAGCAAGATTACGTTCCTTAGGTCTAAGATAGAGTGTAGATGTCCCGTCTTTTTCATTTACTTCTACTGCTTGAACTCCAGCATCTGGGTATTTCTTTTTTAGATCAGCAGTTATCTTATTAAGCTTGGTTTCTTTCATATAAATCTCCTATTATCTCAAAACCTTTGCGTCATGACCTGACACCGTAGCTGGGTCGTTTGTAGTTAGTGTGTACTTATATACATCTTTTCTACCAATAAGATCTTGTGGTGAGTCGTATTGAAGCCCCGATCTTCTTTGTGTATAATCTGGTGCTGGATCATAAATCCACCAAGGTGTTCCTATTGGAGCTGGTCTATTTTCTCTATCACTCATATCTCCTCCTAACTTTCTGTGTTCAGTTCTTCTTTATTTGGTTTTTCTACTAAACTGGTTTGTGATATAATTCTACTTGTAGCCAACGTTACATATCCACCGCCTAAAAAACCTAATCCAAGCGCAGCAGAAATCCATGGCTCTGTAGTTCCTGGTCTGATAGTAAACATACCCCAAACTACTGGAATATATAATATAATCAATAGTTGAAACTTCATTGAGGCTAGGTTTCTAAAAATCTTTTGAAGCCACAAATCCCAAAAGTTCCTTTTAAAAAAACTTACATTAAATTCCCTATCCATTAATTCCTCCGGCGTATCTAAAACACCATCACCTATAACAGGGTGATATTTATTACCATCAGAGTCTGTACAAGTAGTGGTTGTATCTACGTGAACTTGTTCTTTTTCTCCGGCCATAGAAAACACTCCTCCTCTGGTGTGTTATTCTAATAAATAGGAAGGTTAGTTAATTATCGTTTGAGTGGCTTCTTTAAAACAGCCATATCAAACCCCATCCTCTTTGGGCCGGGAGCTATTCCACCACTCTTTTGACTGATAGGATTAAAAGTAGCGCCAGGCTTTCTTTCTTTTATAAATCCAGATAGCCCATATAAAACAGGTTCTTGTGGCTCTTCTAATTCCTTAGCTATTATTCTTGCTCCATGAGCAGCCAAAATTATGGAAGAATACAAGTCTTTCTTTTGGTCTTTCTTAGGTGTGTCGAAATGTAGTATTCCAGTTGCAGTCTGTGTAACAACGATGCTTAGCATTTGTCTTTTGAGTTCTCTGATATGCTCATACAACTCTTCTAAAATATCTGCGCTAATAAGAGGTGGTCCTGGGAAGATAAGTCTTCTATCTTCCAACATTGATAGCGTAGTAAAGTTTGCGTCAGCAATCCACGCCGGGTTAAATGTTACCATCTCCAATATATGGCGGCCTGGTAATAAAATTTTATCTTCATCAGTACGGTCTATGATTGGCTCTTTACCATTATAACCTTCTTCTAGTAAATCCATAATGGCTTTTCCGCCGCCACCTTTATCCATGAAGATACGCAACACATTATAAGTCTCACAAATAGACTGTACAGTCTTTGTAATTTCTTGTGTTGTCTTTCTTTTTAACTCCAGAACAGCAACTATCTTATTAGGATTTCCTAATTTTAAAATTGTAAAACCACAACTAGCCTTACCGCCCTGCGCAGGATCAACACCTAATGCGTAGCTAGCAGTAGACTCTCCATATGACTCTAAGAAACAATCAGTAGACGTACAAGATTCTAAAAGCGATGCTTTAAAAAATCCTTCAGAATCAGAAATCATAGCAGCTTCATATTCCATTCTGAACTCTGAATCTGACATTACACGTTTTGCTTCAGCGATGTTATTAACATCCAAAAAGCCTTCTGGTAAGTCCCAATGTGGTATTTGCCATATAGCATACTGTGGCTGGCCTGAATTTATCTGGCGCCAATAGTCCTTCATTCTACGCCACATATGGTTAAATTTATAATAACCAGATGAGGCCATTATCATCTTGTTAACAGTGGGCCTACCAAAATCAGCTTCGTCAGCCAGACCCATATCTAAAAGTTTTCTTTGGCGTTAAATACGACGCACGTTTTCCATTGGCTCCAACGTAGTAGCAGCCATAGGACGAATAACCATGTCGAGAATTTTATCCGGAACTTGTGCCAACTCATCGACAACTACAAGATAGAAACGCGATCCGCGGATCTTAGTACCATCACCAAGAGGAAGCGCTTCAATATAGGAGGGTGATACACCGTGTACAGATTTAAACCTTAGGTAGCACGTGTCAGAGCCTCTGACAGGTCTTTTTTCGGCAGCTTCGCGCACAATAGGTGAGCGTGTATAAAGTTTCTCAACTTCAGCAAATATAAGTTTAGATTGACGAAAAACCGGCGCCATAAGACCGACGCGGTATCCAGGATAAAGAAGGCAACTTAATGTAGCAAGTGCGGCTAAAAGAAATGTTTTACCAAGACCACGACTTGCGATAGTAATAACATAATTTTTAAACCACATATCTTCAAAAACAACTCTTTGAATTGGGGCTAAATCAACACGAAGGAGGTCGTAGGCAGCAATACAGGGATTATTACGATAGAACTCTATCATCTCAATTCCCTGATCCATGATCAATTCATGATTTTTTAGATCAGACATTACTACTCAACTACCTCCTCCGTTGTATCATCATAAAAATCAGGGTCTTTGGTATTAGCGTCTGTGTCAAACATATTACCAAAATATTCTTTTCTTTTGTTTAATGCGCCTAATTCTTCTTTTTTATTACTTTTAATAGTTTCGTAAAGTTTTTCCTTCTTCTGTTCGTCAAAGGCAACTGCTAGATCTACTATTGAAAATCCTTTATATTTATTTGGGTCAATTCGGTCTTTGCGTCGTGAAGATAAATTTTCTTTTCTCTTTGCCGATTCTTTGGTGAGGCGTTCTATAGCAGCGGAAATATCTAACTGTTTTGCGTCATCAGTTTTAGCCGACTTAAGAAGTCTAAATTCTAAGACTCTATTCTTAGCCAAGTCCATAATATCGTCAATATCACTTGATGTCAAATCATCCTCATCAAAGTCTTGAAGATACACTTCTATAAGATTATTATAAACAATCTGCTCCTCTGGTGAGAAGATATCACTTATAGGTAATACTTCTTTTAGTAATTTCTTAGGTCTAGGCGCTTTAATTTTTCCGCTTCCAGGTCCACCCATTATTCTTCTTTCTCCTCAACCCATCCTAATAAGTCTGATGGTTCCATACCTCTCTCTTCACACGCTTCTTTAAACAATATGATCAACTCCGGTGTCATTTCATGAAAGAAAAATTCTATATTATCTCCGTATGCAATTTCTATACGTCTTGCATTTCTTAATGACTTCAGTGTCATTACATCATCTATTGTGTCTATCTCATCGCCAAATTCACTTATCCATTCACATACAGAATCATCCATATTACAATACATATTATTTAATTCTTCTGAAAGTGGATTTAAACTTCTGAAGTAAAAGATAAGAGAACGTGAAATTTTATCTTTTGTTTCTTGTCTATGGTGCTGTCCTCTTTTTGACTCACTAATAGCCCGTTTACTTTCTTCGCTCAACTTAAAACCCAGTGGTCTTCCTCTTCGGTTATTCAGTTCCGTCTTCAACAATCTCTGTACAGGTTGAGAATTTTTTACACTCATTACAAACTACACCAACAGTGCTTATAGAAGCACCGAAGATATGACCACAGTTATTACAACGGAAGTAAGTTTGGCGGCCGGGCTTATTCGGCTTAGAGAACCTGAACGGTAAATTCTTATGATCATCTGCTACTTTACTTTCTTTATGAATTCTTTCTCTGTGTCGTTTTTCTCCAATCGATGGTTCATATCTACGTGGAGTCGCACCGGGAGAAAGAACTTGATTCAAAGGTTCTTTCTTTAAACCTTTTGCTACATCTTTAAAAAACTGTTCGTTCATTACAGGCCTCTCCTTATCTGCGATAATTTACTTGGACTGGTCTTTTAGACGCAATAAAATCAGATAGATATACACACAGTTCCTCTGTAGTATATTTGTCAAGGGGCTTCAACCAGTCACCGGAACTCCAGAGACCAAAATGATATCCAACACAACCTCTTATGATCTTATAAGACTCCTCACTCAAAAGACGTGTAGCGGATTGTACTTCATCTACTAATTTAGCAGCAAGGTCTGGGTGGTTACGTGTAGTATGGCCGCTTCTATTTATACCCTGCTTTCGCAGGTCATGAATTAAACAGGCCGACATAATCTCGTCACGATGCTCTGAACACCCCAAACCAGTACATAATTCATACGCTACAGTAATTACTTTCTTTGTATGAAGAACCGTCCCATCAGCGCCAAGCTCATCAATTGGATGAAATTTTCCAGAGGATGACGCAGGACAATCTAAGAAAAAATAATCAGGTGCTGAAATAATACAAAGTCTTGTGAATTCTCTAATACTCTCATCAAAAATTAAATTAAGTTCCTGTGCGAACACAGCAACCTTTTCCTTTTCATCAATCATAATAATTCCTTTCCTTTAGTAAGGCTTAACCGATTCCACATCCCTAGTGATAGTAACTCGTTCAACTCTAGTAGAATTATGATTTGGATTGTATCCAGGGGCTTTCCACCCAATCCCAGTATCATCACCATTATAACGATTATATGGAGTTCTTGGGTTCACGGTAAGGTTGGCGAAATTATAATTTCGATCCTCTACCCATGGGTATCTATCCCTCATTTTTGTCCAAGTAGGCAAAGCATATTCATTGATATCTATAGGCATGAGACACTCCTATTTATTTTGTTTTTTGGTAGATTCATCACAAATATCTAAACACGTGTTATAGAAATCATACCACTCAGGAGATCCCTTTGTGTAAAGCGTATCGGCCTGCCGCCTACAATAACCAGCACACTTTTGGGAACTCTTCTCCTTAGGCGGCTTAGTTACTTTTTTGACTTCTTATCCTCTTTCTTGTCGCCTTTCTTTTCGTCTTCTTTCTTGCTCTCTTTGTCACAAGAACAGAATGGCATTGGCTTACCACAGTCAGGACACTTCTCCATCTTTTTCTTTGCGGCATCTTCGTCTTCTATGGCCATCTCTTCATCCATTTTCTTTTTCTTTTTCTTCATCTTACCGCCGCCGCCACACTTTGATTCTTCATATTCAGTATAGGCCACTTCTTGACCTGGCCAAACACCTGAAGTTTCAACACTGCTGCTTTTCATAAAATCCATGAGATTCAAAGCAAAATCGGGAACGCCTGAGCCTTCCCAATCATAACTGATCTGAAGATATTCTTTGTCGCCGGCCTTAATAACCATACGTGCGCTGTTAAAACCAGACTTGTCCTTCATAATAGAAGTGTAAACAACTTGGGTTGGATCGATTGCAATATTCATACCTTTAGGTTTTGCCATTTTAAATACCCTCCGTCATTTTATTAAAATTGCTAAGTACTAATACAAGCTCTTTAGTACTTTTACGCAATGTATCTAAATCTAAATTATTTAATATTGTAAAATCAAAATTAGTATAATTGTCCAATGCCGTTTCAGAAATATGTGTTTCGCCGTGTGGTTTTGTTTTATCATCTCTTGTAATCTTAATGAGAAAACCACCATGTTCCTTTACCGCGTCTGCCTCGTTTATATGCCTAACATCTGTTATAATTACGTTCTTATATTCCTTCTCTTCAATAACTTTAAAAAGATTTTTTACCCAGAAATCATAATCAATCATTCTGAAGAACTGGCCATAGGCCTGCATAATTTCACGGGCGCTCCAATAATCACCAGGATCAGAAGAATAACCGTGTCCTTTTTTAGCATATCTTAAGTCAGTATGCTCCTTCTTATCACCCCAAAGTTGATCGTAAGAAAGATCAAAGTCGTTTTGACAGCGCAGCTTTAATTCATGTGCGTAAGCCATCAAAACATAAGGTGTATTCTGAATGTTGTTTAGTTCCTCTGCTAATATCTTACCAAACGTATCTTTTCCAGAGTAAGCCTTACCCATAACACCATAAATCATAAGTAATTCTCCTTTAAATCTTAAATTTCTTTAGGCTTTTACTTAATTGACTTTCGAACTTCTTCATGTTCTTATGGAAGTTATCAGTTTCCTTTTCTAATTGTAATACAGCTTCGTTAAAGTTTTCCTCATTCCTATCTATTTCAATAAATTTAACAACATACTCTTTGCATTTGTCTTCACACTTTCTATGGTGCTCGTCACAAATACATTTTATGTCGTCACTATCTATCTTTGCCCAAACACGTTTAATCAATTTTAGTGCTCCATTCTGCCTGTTTTAAACTATTAGAAATAAGAACATATTCAGTCAAAAGTTTATCTCTCTGTTCTATCAGAGAGAAGATATCCAACACAGCACTATCAGAGTC